GAAGAAGGAGGCATAAGATATGACGAGCGATACCAATCCCAAGACGATCCTGCTTGGCGGTGATCCTCTGGCCAATGAGGGTACGGTCATCACTGCGGCCATCACTCCCGGCATGATGGTCCTGGCAGCAGGCAACAGCGTGGCCCGTGCTGGGGCTGGCGCAGTATCTCCGAGCGTCGCTCGCGAGAATGAGCTGGTCGGCAAAGGCATTGCCGATGCCTATGGGGTGGACGACAACATTTTGTTTTACACCCCCCGCAAGGGTGATCGCTTCTATGCTCTCTTGGCCGCTGGCCAGGACGTAGCGGCTGGCGCTCTCCTTGCATGTGGCGCTGCTGGAGCTCTCGTGGCTGTTGGCTCTGCAGCCCCCGTCGCACGCGCTCTCGAGGCTGTGGACAATGACCCCGGAACCGCAAGTGCTGCGGTCCGCATCAAAGTGGAGATCGTGTAATGGATACCAGCCTCAACCCGAATTACGGCGCATCAATCGGAGGTGATATTCCATTCATCATCGATGCTGCGGGCCGGATCAGCATCAATGCTGCTCGACCGTTCCTGGACGACGAGGGTGATACTCGAATCATCACCAACGCCGATGGTTCGTCTCAGCTGACAACCAATGCTGGCCTGCTGCAATACCAGGAGTGGCTCGAGATTGACCGAACGGTCACCCAGACAGCCAATCTCCGCCTCAGCGGTATCGCCGACCTTCGCTCCCGTGGCCTGATCCATTCGCTGGGTTCAATTGGACAGACGGTATCCCTTTGGGACGCTGTCTCTTCAATGACCCCTGCACAGATCGATATGTCCGGCCTCACGCAGGGCGAAGAAGACACGATTGCATATGCGCCAACTCAGGTTCCTGTGCCGATCGTACACAAAGACTTCCGGGTCAATTTGCGCCGTCTGGAAGCATCGCGATTGTTCGGTGAATCGGTCGATGTGACTGCGGCTTCGGTTGCCTCTCGTCTCGTCGCAGAAGCCTCGGAGCGTATGCTCTTTGGTGGAGCCCCAATCAAGGTGGAGGGGGGTCTGATCTACGGATACCGCAACTTCCCTGCTCGTGCGCAAGTCAATCGGACCGCAGATTGGGTATCGGCAACTCCCGCCCAAATCAAGGGCGATGTTCAGGCGATGTTGGCTGCTGCTCGCGCGGCCCGTTACTTCGGACCGTACGTCATGTATATTCCGCCCGAGTGGGAAGGTGTTCTTGACGAATACTATCTCGTCGGTGATGCCACCGCTGGTATCACTTCGGTCGGAATGACAATTCGCCAAGCCCTGTTGGCCTTGTCCGGTTTGTCCGAGATCAAGGTCGCCGACTTCATGGGCGCGACTGGCGAAGCCGTGATGGTGCAGATGGAGCGTGAGGTTGTTGATCTCGCGGTCGCGCAAGAGATCACGACGATCTCTTGGTCTGCAATGGGCGGTATGCAAGAACGGTTCAAGGTCATGGCCGTTTGGGTTCCGCGTCTCAAGGCCGATTACGACGGTCGTTGCGGCATCGTTCATCTTCGTCCAGCGTAAGGATTGATTGCCATGGAAAAGAAAACCTATAAGATCCTCAGCGGGAACTTCTTTGATCGCGACCTCGGCAAGCGGATTGCCACCGGACAAGAGGTTGAGTTCACCGAGGCCGAAGCCAAGACCTTTGGCTTGAAGAACCTGCAGGACTTGGCAGCTGTCAATGCCGAAGCCAAAGCCGAAGCTGAAGCAGCTGAAGCTGAAGCCAAAGCCGCTACGGCTGCCAAGGGCGCAAAGAAGTAAGGCCTAAGACAACACCAGAGGCTGTGATGGCCTCTGGTCCAACCCAGGAGATCAGACTATGACAATCGTAACAACTCCCGGATCCCCAACTGCCAACAGCTACGGAAGCGTGGCTGAGGCGGACGCATACTTTGCCAATAGACCATTCAGCACGGTCTGGTCTGCTCTCGACGCTAGCGGGAAGGAAGCCGCGCTGATCTACGCGACCCAGATAAGCAGCATGTACGTGGTATCGTATTGGGACGAGAAGCAATTGCCGGAAGACGCCACCATCCGCGTGCTGGCGAGTATCTCTGGCGACGTGGATGAGACCGTAGTCTGGAACGGCGAACCCACAGACGGAGATCAAGCCCTTGCATGGCCACGCAGGGGGGTGAAGAATCAGAATGGCTTTGACCTCGCAGACGATGTGGTGCCAACGCGCCTCAAGCATTGGCAGTTTGAGATCGCCATGCAGGCGCAGGCACAAGATCGTACTGCTGAGAACGCGGCCAAATTTGCAGGGCTATCGGGCCTTAAAGCGGGCCCAGTGGACCTCAAGTTCGCATCGGTCCTCCAGAACCCCAGTCTCGTGTCGGATGCGACCATGTTGGTGCTGGTGCCTTCGTGGTTCTACGCATTCAAAATCATCTACCAGAACAAGCTTCAATGGGTGTCGATCTAATGGCAGGCTTCGCAGACCTTGTATCTTCCGGTGTGGCACTGGCGAATCAGTTGACTGGTACGCTTCAGGATACCGTGCAGTATCAGGCTTGGGTAAGCCAAGACACGTTCGGCGACTATGTGTACGCAGATGCAATCACGCTCAAGGCAATTGTGGAGCGCAAGCAGGATCTAGTGATGGACTACGAGGGGCAGGAGATTGTGTCCTCTCACGTCATTAGCCTATTGACCCCCCTACCAGACAATGGCGCAGCAGGTCGGAGCGAGCCTATTGACCCTAGAGATCTATTCACTATCTCGGATGGCACTTCGGGCCGGATCCTATCCGTAGAGACACTCATGAACCCCGTGACTAGCGCTGGATACTTCCACGTTGTCAAGCTAGGAGGCAAGTGATGGTCGCCAGAGAGATGGACGTCGGTGCGGTGATGCGTAACCTCAATGGACAGGTCAACAGGATCAAGGGTGCCACTCGGTTGGGGTGCGTCCGCGCAGGCTTCTTCGTTGAGGCTGAGGCCACCAAGAATGCACCATTGAAGTCGGGCAACCTTCGCGGTAGCGGATACACTCGCATGACAGCAGAGGGATCCCAAGTAGGATTCGAAGCGGAGTACGCAGTCTTCGTTCACGAGATCGACAATAACTATGCTATTGGCGGTTGGAAGTTCCTTCAGAGAGCCGTGGACGAGAACAGGGAAGAGATACTTGAAATCATCAGGGCTGGAGCTAGGGTATGACCAGGACAGCCGCAGAATTGACCGCTGTCGCCATCGTCGCCGCTGGCCTTGGCACCACTGCAGGCACATGGCCAGTAGGGGTGAGCAGGGAGCCTGCTAAGGCTCCAGCAAACGCTATAACCACCTACGACACTGGTGGCGTCGATCCGCTGCAGCTTGAGGAAGGCTTGCGGCGTCCAACAGTTCAGGTCAGAGTGCGATCTGCGGCTTACGGAGCGGGCTGGAACAAGGCCAACGCGATATACCAAACCCTTGGCACGACATATGGTCAGATCTACGGAGCTGATCGTGTGGTAGGGTTCGCCTGTAGGGGCGACGTGTTCTATGTGGGCAGAGATGCGAATGATCGCTGCCTGTTTACTGTCAACTTTGAACTCACAAGGGATATGCCATCATGAGCGCAGTAGGATACAATGGTGCGGAGCTAATCATCAAGATAGCTACCGTGAAGGTCGCCGCCGTTCGCACGAAGTCGGTGAACCAAGAGCGAACCAATGTGGACGTTACCACAGACGACAATGACGGCTGGATGCGACATCTTCCGAAGCCCGGTACGAGAGGCTTCAATCTCGAAGTCGCCGGGATTGTCACCTCGGGCAACGAGGCTACATTCAATGCCGTTGGCACAGAGGCCTTCCTTGTTGTCGAAGTTGAATACCCGAATGGCGACACTCTTGCCGCCGCAGACGGGTTCTTCTTGGGCAACATTTCCCAGAGCACCTCTTACGATGGTAGCCTCGAATTCACCGCATCGCTAATGTCTAGCGGCGCAGTTACTCTGACCGCAGCTCCTTGAGGATCTACCATGAATATCAAGAAGACAATACCGATTGAGATTGGCGAGCACACATACGAAGTGCCCGTCAATTTCAGGGCGATTGAGGTCGTGGAGAATATCTACGATTGCACTGCAGACCAAGTCATTGGTGTTCACTTGGTGGATCCGAGCCGAATGAAGCGGACCCAGATTGCTCGCGTCATTGCGCAGTGGGTTGAGCCCACAGCAGGGCAGACGAGGGTCGAGATCTACCAAGAGGTTGTGGTGTGCTCAACCAAGAACCTATCCATCTACGCCGGATGCATACAGGGTGCAGTTGCATTTGCTCTTTCGTATATCGGCGAAGTGGAATTGGATCTGTTGGCTCGTGGCGAGGATCTCCCGGCCAAGACAGACGACGATCACAAACCAGACGGCGAGCAGGGGGGTAAGAGCGCAAAAAAGAATTGAGCTTTGTCGAAGCCTGCTTCAGGGTCTGCGTAGGGGACTGGGGCTGGGCTCCTTCAGAGTTTTGGGAGGCATCTCCAAAGGAGTATTACTTGGTGGCCTCTCAGAAGATAAAGAATCTCCCCCCTGCGGTCCGGACCAAATTGAATGGTACTATGTTTGATGCTTCCACTCGAGATAACTTGAAGAGGTTAGCCAATGCCGAGCCTAGGTGATCTATTCGTAAACATCACCGCAAGGATGGGCGGCCTTCGCAATGCGGAGACCGCCTCTGGAAGGATCTTCGGGAATATCCGGCGCAACGGTATTCGGGCAACAGCTGCATTGGCGGCTGGCGCAGCGGCTGCTGCGGCTGGTGTCGCTGCGATGACTGCTGCTTCGCTTCAGAATATTGATGCGATGAGCAAGCAAGCCAGGATGCTGAATACCACCACAGCAAGCATGCAGACGTTGTCAAGGGCTGCAGACCTATCGGGTATCTCAATGGGAGCCATTGAGTCCTCTACGCGTCGCTTTGCCACCTCTCTTGGCGAAGCTGCAGAGGGTGCCGGACCCGCCCACGACGCGTTGCAACGTCTTCGTCTTACTACCCAAGAACTGTACGATCTTCCAATCGACGAGAGGATCGCGCTGGTCAACGATAGGCTAAGAGAGTTCGTTCCCGGAGCAGAGCAAGCGGCAATCGCCGCCGATCTGTTTGGTCGTTCAGGGCTAGCGATAACTTTGCTCGACACCGAGACGTTGCGTCAAGCGGCAGTTGACATTCGAGACTTTGGCGTAGCAGTCCAGGACGTTGACGCATGGCAGATAGAGCGAGCCAACGATGCATTGAGTCGCATGGGATTGGTCTCGACCGGGATCGCGAATCAGATCGCAGTTGCTGTTGCTCCCGCATTGCAGACCATGGCAGATAGGTTTGCTGAAGTGACTCGGGTCGGAACTCCAGCCAACGATAAGCTTCAAGAATTGGTTGAGGCGTTTGGCGACCTTGCAGAGGTTGCGAGTAGCCCTGAGGCAATCAATGCTGCACTGGCTGGCCTGCAAGGG